GTATTCTATTGTTCGGAAGAAATGCAAACAAAGTTAAGATAAAAAAAGACAAATAGAAACCACTGCGAATACCTTAACCTTGAATTTAATACAAAGCACTTGTGGAAGAATCTGCCGTTGGATTAGATAGTTTTATTCCGAAGTTCCTTACGTCAAAACGAAAGATAAAATTCTGTTTTATGTAACCATGCGAATGACATTGCTTATACAAATGTGACAGAAATCGTTGCGACGTACAAAGTGGGACGCGAATTTCCACGGTTTTTTATTATACGGCGAGGCACATAAAGTTTCGATAGCGCGCTTCCGTTTCGTCATTTGAATTTCAAATATTTCCGGTGTCGAGATACTGGGCTGGGGCAGTAACGTTTTCTTTTCGCAAAGATTGACAACAAAAATAATATTCGTTGCTTTTATCAAAGAAAGATAATATCGTACCAGCCGATACCTTTTACGCCGCACCATCCTAGAAAGTAGCGCAGCAGTAGCGCTATTTGCCGGTCGCCGCGCAGGCCAAAGTGCAGGCTGCCGTATTTGCGCCGGTAGGCCATCCATGCGAGGAACTCGGAAACGGTCAGGCGGCGCTTGGCCTCGGCAATCGTTCGCCCACCGATGCCTAGCATGACTAATTCATGCCAGGCTTCATCTTCCTCGCTTAGTGCTTTCCCGAGCCGTTGACCTCATTCATGGCAATCAGTAGCGCCGTGATAAGCGAGGTGCATAACACTTTGCCGTCTTGCCCGTGAATTTGCTGCGCCGTGTAGAGCGTTTTGCCGTTTTCATCACAGAGGCTGGCCGCTAAGTTTCTTGCAATCATGGCGCTTTTATCGCCTTGTTCGCTTTCGCGTTCCTCAATAGCACCGTAAACGGTCTGCCAGCTTAGCGGCTTAAAGTAAACCTCGGCCTTGTGGCTTTGCCCGCCTTGTTCCCATTCAATGGTTTTTTTAACCGGTTCAGCTAACGAAAAAGCGCCTTGCAGTTCAAATAAATTACCCATTTTCTTACTCCTTAAGCCTTCACTAACCACTGGCCAGCGCCGGTGCGCTGTATGGTCATTTGTGTCGATACGGCGGTATTTTGTGCAAAATCGAACGGAAAATCGCTGATATAGCCTTTAAAACAAAACCATGTGCGCGAAGTGGGCAGGTCGAAATCATCGCCTGCGCTGTTGACGGTAGGCACTGCCGTGCCGTCGCTCCAACCTACGGCAAAGGTTAAGTCTTTGTCCTCCGCGTCGTCGGTTTCGCATAAGTTAAACAGGCGAACATGGGTGGGGTCGGCGGGGTCGGCCAAAAGGGTCATGCTCGCTTGCCCTGGGGTTCTTAAGCCCGGCATATAGCGGCGCGAACTGTCCGATAGGCAAGTGATTTCAATCTGGTCAGCCGGATTGCCACCGGGGCTAAAGGTGGTAGGGCAGCCGATAGCCATTACCTCTAATTCTTTCGGGGTTTTCGGCTTGCCGGTTACGGGGTCAAGTTTTCTAACCAATACGTAGATATCGGATAGTTGCGCTTTAATTGCCATGTTTACCTTCCTCTTTTAAGTGCGCATAAAGCGCAAGTCCATACTTGAACGCCATAATTTAACCTCGGGTTCGAAGGCTTCAAAACCATAGCGGACAATCTGTGCGTTATTATAAAGCCGATTAAAAAATATTTGACTGATTAAGCGGGTTTGTTTTAAGTCTCTGGCATAAATATCCAGTTGTATATCGGTTTGCTCATAGGCGAGCTGCCCATTAAGCGCAATTTCCGGTGCGCCGCCGATACGTTGCCAAACGGCATAAGGCGCGACACTGTTTCGCGGCGCATTGCCAAAGGGATATAAACGAAAAGGATTAACGCCTAAATGCGCCTGCAAACTTAATTCATCTTTGCATAATTCAAATAAGGGCGCGTGCATTAAGCCGTTCCTCCATTTTTAGCGGCGCGTTTTATGGCGCGGTCAATGGCTTTTTGATATTCGCTGATAAAAGTATTGACCGCCGCTTGTGAACTTTCTTGCAAAGCCGGGCGCATAAAAGGACGCGCGGCCATTTTAACCGTGCCAAACTCAATTAAGCGCCAGTACCAAGTATCTTTTCTGGGGTTGGATTTGTTTTCTTTTTTGCTTTCTGCGCCGCATCTTACGCCAATTCTAAAACCTAGGTCGCCGGTTCTTTTAAAAAGCCGGTTGTTCCAGCGCACCGCAATATTGCTCATGATATTTTCTTTGGTTTTCGGGTCATCGATAAGCGCCGCCCTCGCTCTTGCCGCGTTAGCTATCACATTGGCCGCTTTTCTGCCCGCTGTGCGCCCGCCTTTGTAACGGGTCTCTAATTTTAGCGTTTGCAGTTTGGCGGTTAAGGCTTCTAAGCCTTGCATATCGATTTGAAGTTCCATTACCCGGATACCGATTTAAGCAGCAGGGTTAAGTATTCTTTGCCGCTTTCTTTATCCGGCAATACGCCCTCTATTTGATAAAGGGCGCTGTCATCAAGTAAGCGCATGCCGCTTTTAATGCCCGTACGATAACGAATAACCGCGCGCGCGCTGATTTGATTGTGCGCCGCTTGCGCCGCGATAAAGTCACGTGCCGATAACGGCTCAATACTCGCCCAAACCGTAGCCAGCGGTTGCCAAGTTTCGATATTCGCGCCGCTTTGCGGGTCTTGGCTGTTAATAACCTGCTGCAATTCGACGCGGTGACGCAATTTGCCCGCTTGCATGATGCTACCTAATCACTATCGGTTTGCCGGATAAATCAAACATCGGCGGTTCATCTGGCGCGGTTTCCGTCGCTTGCTCCATTATCAGTTCCCCTATCGCTTGTGTTTGTAGCGTTAGCGCTTGCGTTAGCGCGTTTAGGGCGCTTGTTAAGTCGGATAGTTGTTGCTCCAGTGTCTCGCTCATCGGTATTGCTCCATAAATGTTTAGCGCGTTCCAGCGCAATCTGTGCCCATTTGTTTATCCATTCGCGCCGCTTTTGGCAGGCTTCACAAATAATCATTAAACCCTCCAATATTTATACGGCAGCCATAACGCTTCTACCGCATAGGGCACTTTATGCAATAACTTGTCATTGACCGCCTCGCGCTGCACGTACCAATGACCGATTAACAATAACGCGCCCTGTTTTATCGCCTCGGTTATCAATAGTTCATTTTTAATCTTGTCTTTATCCGGCAATTTATCCGGCGGGAAAATAAGTTTGCGGCCTGTCCATAGCTCAAAAGCCGACTTGGCCGCGTTTTGGTAAGCGGTTAATAAAGCATCCTCTGCATCATGGTCGATGCGCAGGTGCTGCTTGAGGGGGGTTAGGTCAACAAGCACGGGGCTACCTCGCAGAGCTTATGTAAATTTGTCTTGACGCTATTGATATTTGCCGGTACAATATCGGCATGAAAATCGAATTTGACCCCAAGAAAGACGCTAAAAATCTTAAGAAACACAAGGTTTCTTTGGCGCTGGCAGAGCGTTTTGATTGGGACTGTGCTTATGTTGAAGAAGATAAGCGCTATGACTATGACGAGCAGCGCATGGTTGGGCTTGGTCTGATAGGAAACCAAGTCTTTCATGTCTCTTTTGTGGAGCGCGAAGGGATAACCCGCGTATTTAGTTTGCGACTGGCTGAAAAACCGGAGATTAGAGCTTATGTACATTACCTTGAAGGACGGTAGGCAAATTCGCATGCCTACGGATGAAGAAGATGCTGCTATCCATGCCGCCGCAATGAGTGACCCTGATTGCCCGCCGATGACCGATGAGGAACTAGCAAGGCTTCGCCCTGCCCGTGAGGTGCTTTCACCTAGGCAGTACGCCGATTTGACCGATAAAAGCCGCGTACAGATTAGCCTTGTGACGGATGAAGAAGATAGGGCAAGGCAAAAGCGCAAAGCCGGTAGGCCGCCGCTTGAAGTCACTCGCCCGAAAGTCACGCTGCGCCTTGAGCCGCCGATACTGGAGCATTTGCGCTCAACCGGCAAAGGCTGGCAAACGCGCGTGAATGCGCTGCTGCGCGAAGCCGTGGAGCAAGGGCGGATTTGAGCGCCCTGCCTTACGGTATGCTTTGAGGTTCTCATGCTAAAAGCTGCCCGCAAGGAGGGCGAAAATGGAAAAGACAGCAAAATATTACTACACGCTTAAGGTGCTTGAAGCGATTGCCAAGGCTTACCCGCAAGCGGTTCAAAATGCTGTGCTCCCGCGTGAAGAAGGGCAGGATTTGCAAGATATTTTGCAGCGCCTGAAATTGAGAAAATGGGTAACGGTAATCCCCCCTCAAAACCATCGCTCTCAAAAGTAGAATTTTCTCGTTGAGGAGTTCTACAGTATGAAGAAGTAAAAATTCACCGATAGCCAGATCATTGACACGCTCAAGCGTGTAGT